CTAAAAGCGCAGACCCCTATGAAATAGAAAGATACCAAGAAGGAGGTATGCTTTCTATTATGTTTACTCCATTTCCTTCAGTTCGAATGTTTGACGGTAATGGAATTGGCACAGAAGCCAAGTTAAGAGCCGCACACCAATTCAAAGATAAATTTGAACATATAGACCCTAAGATTGCTAGAATGTTTTTGTTTAGCAATAGTGATTTATTGCCTTATTCTAAATTAAGGAACGATAGCCTATCTGGTAAAACCTTGACTAACTATAACATCTACGCTTTGGAAAATAAAGAAACTAAAGATAAAGCAGTAGCAAATGGAAATAGATTAAGGCTAAAGGATAATAATTTCCAAACATTGAGTTTTTCTAGCGAGCAGAACATAGGTGATTTGACTCAATTTGGTTTGATGAGATTAACAGAAGTTTGCTTTGATGTACTGTTTAATCCAGTAAATCCAGAAAAACCAATTACTAAGGTAGAGAGAGCCTATGATATTCAATATACTCAATCAGATACTTTACAGGGCGACCCCGAAGTATATGATATAACAGTAGTAGTTCCTACCGTTCATTCTCTTTCGGGAACAACTCTTACCTTTTCCAGTGATGCTAGTTCTTATACTGCCGTAGGAGAATACATCTATGATGCTGATAATGGTAACTTTGTTGGTAAAATAGCAAGTAAAACAAGCAATACAGTGTGGGAATTAGAGTCTAATGGATTCTTTACTAGAAACGGTAGTGCGCCACTGAATGTAGTTTCTGCTACAATTACTAGAGCAGATTTCTATGGTAGAGCATTACAAGATACTTATGAAGACTTTAGTTCTGATAATAAGAGGGCGATTCATCTCTTGAAGTGTGTAATTAATCCAGAATATTCTAATTATGGTAAAGAATACGGAAGTGCTAATGATGGCGATACCGAATTACCTTCTGAAACAGAAATAGTATTGCCGTTTGCTATAAGCGGTTCAGAATACTCTGTTTATAGTACGGCTGATTGTCACATGGTTAGACCCATGAAAAACATATTCAATACGGGTAACTATGGTTTCGATGGCATGATTGGTGTCGTATTAGATACATTTGAGGTAGAAGACGGTAGACATAAAGAAGCAAAAATAGGAGATACTACTCAAGTTTTGAAAGGTAACGGCATTCTTGAGATAACTGCTGATAGTGGCAGAATGCCTACTATGTTATCTGATAGTCATTTTAAGAGTAAAGATAACCCCGATGATGATGCCAGTACAACGGCAGTAGACCATACTAGCGCACCGTTCCC